ATTTAGAGTAGGAAGCTATAGCTGTTTTTATAAAGTTTCAGATAAAGAAGCTATGTATATAGTAGCTCAATTTTCTTCAAATAGAATGTGGCTAAATATAAATGGGATAGAGGTTGACTCTATATCTTTAGAAGGATATAAGTTTCAAAACGACGCTATAGCCTTTAAGATTGGTCCAGCAATAAATAAGTTTTTTGTAGACGCTGTTGCTTTTTACAGGTTCAACCTCACAGCTGGTCAAATTAATAAACACTATGCAGAAGGAACTAAGGAGATTAATTATTCACAAATAGTTTCTGCTGATAATGGATATTTGTTTAGCATTAATGCGTCTAGAATGAAACCAGTTTTAAAATATTCATATCCAGAATCAAAGTCCTGGGACGAAATTGCAGGAGAAGGAGTTCTTGTATCTCAAGACAAACGATACCTTTATTTTGAAAAAACAACAACCGAAGATACAGCATCTTTTGAGTTTATAGATGAAGTATTTCTACCTAGCCATTTAGGAATAACAACGTCTCAAATATATTGGGATGAAGATACGGCAGGAATACAGGTATATGTTAGCTCAGACAGCACAAACTGGTTGCAATGCTATAACGGATCACCAATTCCACTAGTAAATAAAAACGATAACTTAATTCCAGATTTACTATATATAAAAGTTGTCATGTCATCAACAGACACATCAAAAGATTTTACTAGATTAAGGTCTCTTAGAATTAACTTCTTTAAAAATAAAGATGTATATTCAGATAATTATGGATATACTATTTCCTCTGAATATGACTATGGGATACCAGAGTTTAACGGAAGGATTCTTTTGTATGATAAATACAACGGGGTTAGAATGTATGACGGACATGGATTTTCTATAAATGCTGAATTGTCGACAAAAACAATTGAAATGATCTATACACCATCAGCAGGAGAAAATGTTCTATTCTCATCGCCACTGGCAAAATATGAATGGTCTACAGGTGGGGCTGTAACAAAGTCTGGCATTTCAGAGATATATGTAAATGGCGTAGATAGATATTCCGAAAGCAATATTAATGATTTCCTTGCTGAGGGTTTACCACACCATATAGTCATAGTATTATCTTCCCAAGAAAGCTCTGGAATTAAGATTAATCAAAATCAAAATGACACTAAATCTGGAGTCGGGCATTTATATAGCAACATAGCGTTATATGGGTATGAGCTTTTAGAGCATCAAATCATTAAGCACTACCAGCTTTATACGGACAATATAGTAAACCTAATTAATGACACATCGTTTTCTATATCTGAAAGCACGACAGGCAACGATTCAACAGCATTTGTCGTATTTTCTGTACAGCCAGATGCCATAAGTGTATAATACTTGACAATAGCCTGACAAAAATCTGGACTTTAGTACCAACTAATGGTATGATTATGGTCTATGGATATCTTAAAGAAAAACACTAGAATCATTGAAGAGACCACCCTAGGGATATATGTGTGGGAAATGCCTGACGGCAGATGGATTGGAGACGACGATGGCAATTTTCTTTCGATCACGTCCAAAAAAGGCAATAGATCCAGAATCGATGCTTTGGCTAGAGAAGTTCGCTCATACGGTATATATGAGGGCAATCCCAAGTTCCTTTCAGGGCGTAGAAAAATTGATGACGAAGAATTTGAACATCAAAACGAAAGACTCAAATGGGGACTAACACCAGATCCTTTGGATATTGGAGTTTATAAAGACTCAATGTTGAGAAATGGGGCGGTACAATGACAAGAAGAGTTGAGTTTATGGAAGATGAAATCGATAGCGTAAACACAATCGATATATCTAACACAGCAGATTGGTTTCACTTTCAAAAAGCAGAAGAGCATGATGACCCATTTAAAATAGGCATCGATGACATAAAAAAGCTAAGAGGCCTAGGGTCTAACTTTAAGAGAAAGATTAATCGTGATTTCTCAAAAGCCTTTGTGGGTACTGGTGGAACTGCAACTCAGCAAAACTTATTACAGCAAGCAATTAGCGGTTATGCTTTATTTGATTTAGTTGAGCCGACTTATAACCTTGAATACCTTTCAAAGATTTACGAAATATCAACATACAACTATGCAGCAATTAATGCAAAGGTTTCTAACATTGTTGGTTTAGGGTATGCATTTACAGAAACAGATAAAGCCAAGGATGCCATGGATGCTATTACAGATTCAAAGCAACTAGATAGAGCCCGTGCAAAAATTGAAAGAATTAAAACTCAGCTAGATAGATGGCTAGATGATTGTAACGAAGAAGAGTCATTTACAGAAACCCTTATAAAGGCCTACACAGACCTTGAGGCGACAGGAAACGGCTACATTGAGATTGGTCGTACAACTGCTGGAGATATCGGCTATATCGGCCACATACCAGCTAAGACAATGCGTGTACGTCGCTACCGTGATGGATTTATTCAGTTGCTATACGGCAAGGCTGTATTCTTTAGAAACTTCGGAGATCTAGAAACACCAAGCCCAATTGCTGGACAAGAAGAGCGACCAAATGAAATTATTCATTTAAAGAAGTACACACCAATGAATAACTATTATGGTGTCCCAGATATTATTGCAGCACAGCAGGCTTTGGCAGGAAATGAATTTGCTGGAAGATATAACCTCGACTACTTTGAAAACAAAGCGGTCCCAAGATATATTATTACAGTTAAGGGAGCAAAGCTTTCTCCAGAGTCAGAAAGAAAACTTCTTGAGTTTTTTCAGGTTGGATTAAAGGGTAAGAATCATAGATCGCTTTATATTCCATTGCCAGCAGATACACCAGACTCAAAGACTGAATTTAAGATGGAGCCAATTGAGGCAGGGGAGCAAGAGTCTTCATTTAATATTTATCGTAAAACAAATAGAGATGAAATTCTTCTTGCCCATAGAGTTCCTATTAATAAGATCGGAACCCCTGAAGGAGTAAACCTTGCTGTTGCTCGTGATGCCGATAAGACATTTAAAGAGCAGGTTTGCAGACCAGCGCAGGATAGACTTGAAAAGAAATTAAACTATATTATTGCAGAAAAGACAGATGTCCTTCAGCTTAAATTTAATGAGCTTAGCCTGACAGATGAATTAACTCAAAGCCAGATCGATGAAATTTATTTGAGAATGCAGGTAATTACCCCTAATGAAGTTCGTCTAAGAAAGAATATGACAACTATTGAGGGCGGGGATGAAGTCGTAGAATTAAAGCCTCAGCAAGTAGCTGACCAACAGGCTAAGTCCACTGGCAATAAAACCAGAGACCAAGAACGTGCCAAAAATGCTCCAGATAAAACTGGCGAAGGCAGAAACGCTAAGGGCGATGGTCCAAAAGTCAAATAAGTTTAATCAACTGCTATTTGCGTTAGAGTAAATAAAGCATTAAAATTAAGCATATGAACATCGAGAAGTCACACTGGTCTGCAGATGGAGAGAACCTCCATTTATCTGTACCATTCACAAAAGTAAATCGTGAGAACAGAACCGTATCAGGTTTTGCTACTCTTGACAACATTGATCAAACAGGCGATGTTGTAACAGCAGAAGCAAGCATCAAGGCGTTTGAGAATTTTAGAGGAAATCTCCGTGAGATGCATCAGTCAATTGCAGTTGGTAAAGTTGTTTCATTCAAGCCAGAGACATACTACGATCAGAAGTCTCAGAATTTTTACAATGGTGTTTATGTAACATCATACATTTCAAAGGGTGCACAAGATACTTGGGAAAAAGTTCTTGACGGCACTCTTTCTGGTTTCTCAATCGGCGGAAAGATTAAAGAGTCAGACAATGAAGTTAACAAAGCTACAGGACAGCAAGTTCGTTTTATCAAGGACTATGATCTAGTAGAACTTTCAATTGTTGATTCACCAGCAAATGAGCTATGCAACATTTTTTCAATTGAAAAAGTAAACGGCCAAATGGTATACAAAGGTATTGCTACAGAAGTAGTTACAGAAAATATTTTTTACTGCGAAGAAAGTGATTCTGTTTTTATGTCAACAGAAAAAACTTTTGAGTCACCAGTATCAGGAAAACCAGCCACACTTATTGGTTGGGTGGAGAGCTCAGATATGAACAAATCAAAAGAGATAAATAGAATTCTTGCTTCATTTAAGAAGTCAAGATTACCGTTGCCTGAAACACAATTAGCAAAACAGGCAAACGTAGAAGGAGGTAATAAAATGTCACATCATGATGAGAAGACTGTCGAAGCTCCAGCAGCTGAAGCAGTAGTCGTAGAATCACCTGTCGCAGAAGCTCCAGCAGCAGCAGTTGCAGAAGCTCCAGCAGCAGATGAATCAAACGTCAATCTTTTTGACAAGTCATTAGATACTACAGAAGCTGTAGTTGAAGATACCTCTGCCGACAACGTTGAAAAAGCAGCCGAAGCAGTAGAAGTTATGGTTGATGAACCTGATTTTGCAAAAATGTTAGGCGACCTAAAAGGCTTTTTCTCTGAAACATTAACAAAGGCAACCGAAGCAAATGCACTACAGGTCACAGAAATTAAGACATCTGTAGAAGCATTCAGCAAGAACGTCGATGCTAGAATTTTAGAGTTGGCAGAAAAGCACAGCGCACTTAGTGATGCTGTTGCAGAAATCAAGGGCACCATCGACGGTGTTCAAAAGCGTGTAGATGCCGTAGAAGGCGATACAGCAATTAAGAAGTCCTCTGACCTTGGCGGGTCTGAGGTATTTACCAAATCAAAATCAAAATGGTCAGGAGCTTTCCTCGGTTCCGTAAATGAAATCTTTTCAAATTAAGGGTAGGTGAAATAAAAAATGAGTAATGAATTATTAGAAAAGGCCGCAGCAGCTGGTACAACAGTATCAACTGGTTTTGGCTCATCAACTGGTGGTTCAGGCGTTCACGTTGCTTCAGAAAATGGCAATGGTGGTCTCCTTAACCCAGAACAATCAGCAAGATTCTTGGACTATATGTTCGATGCTACCGTAATTGGTAAGGTTGCACGTACTGTCCGAATGAAGGCTGACACAACAGAAATTGATCGTATGTCTATCGGAGAGAAGCTTGTAAAGCTTGCATCTGAAGGCGAGAACACAGCCACAAACAGTGGTGTAACATTCTCCAAGATCTCTCTCACAACAAAGAAGCTTCGCATGGATTGGGAACTTTCAACAGAGTCTCTAGAAGACAACATTGAAGGTGCTGATCTCGAAGATCACATTGCACGTATGATGGCAACACAGGCAGGAAATGACATCGAAGATGTTATCCTCAACGGTGATACGTCACTATCAAGCGATGCACTATACAAGTCATTTGATGGCGCAGTTAAGAAGGCTAAGGCTTCAGGCCACGTAGTCGATGCAGCAGGTGCGGGAATTTCTCGTGCTGTATTTAACTCAGCTCTTAAGGCTCTTCCACGTAAGTACAAGCAACGTCGTACAGACCTTCGCTTCCTTTCTGGTTCAAACTTGATCCAGGATTACTTATACTCAACATCACAGAACATTCAGAACGTTAACCCACAGGATATCGCTTCAGGTATCATCCGTGGAGATGTTCCAGTTCTTGGTGGTCCAGCAGGTTATGTAGCTCCATACGCATTTGGTATTCCAATCGTTGAAGTTCCATTGCTTCCTGAGACACAGACAGGTTCATACGCAAATGCAACTGGCTCACACGGTGATGTCCACTTGACATTCCCAAATAACGTTGTTATTGGTATTAAGCGTGACGTAACTGTCTACCGCTTCTTCTGGCCTCGTAAGGACTCAATCGAGTACACAATGTATACTCGTGTTGGCGTTCAGATCGAGCAGGCAGACGCTTGGGTAGTTGTAAAGAACGTTAAGGTTGCTTCTTAATTAATTAAGAATTAAACTACCGAAAGGCCCCCAATTAATTTTGGGGGCTTTTCATTTTAATTTATCAATGCTATAATTAAAGGACCTAGAAAGAGGAGAACTAAATATGTCATTTGACACATTAACAGTAGCTGAATTAAAGGAAATCGCAACAGAGTTTGCAGTAGACACAGAAGGTCTAAAGAATAAGAAAGACGTAATTGCTGCCATGGCAGAAGAAGGCGTAACATATTCTGTATATCAGAAGACAATTCAGGCAGTTGAAGAAGCAACAGAAGAAATTGAAATTTTGCCAAAGTTTGATCCGAAGGCGCAGGCAGAGGATACAGTCTTGGTACGTATGACAAGAGACAACATGAGATATGACATCATGGGGCATACATTTACAAAGACTCATCCCTTTGTAGCAATGTCTGAAGAAGATGCTCAAAAAATCTTTGATACAGAGGAGGGTTTTCGTTTAGCCACACCAAAGGAAGTCCAGGACTTCTATAACTAAACGTTAACATAAGTTAATGGAAATATTAGTAGGAACAAACTCACCAATAAAGCATAGAGTCTTTTGGAAAGGTGAGTCTGTTTATGCAGATGCACCGCCAACGGTGCGTCTATATGATATTACAGAACAAGATGAAGTAAATCCTGCAGTAACTCCAGGAACCCTTATCTCCACTGGAACAGCACAACAAGCAGAGACTGACATTGGCGTATATAATTTTTATCCAGACTTAACTGTTACGGATAGAGTAAAAGAGCTACGTGCCGAGTGGTCATACATGGTTGAAGGATCTCCAGTATTGAAAAAGCATGATGTTTATGTGGTACAGCCGTACATAGAAATATCTCAAGCTGTAGACGCTCTGGGCCTCGGATCAGATTATTCTGACCCAAATTATAAAACCTATCAAGAACTTTTAGACGCAGAACGATATGCTCGAAAGATGATAGAGAATTACACCCAGCAAAAGTTTTATCTTTATGATGATAACAACGTTGCATACGGAGCAGGCACAGATATTTTGCCTTTAGGAAATAAAATACATCGTATTCATGAAGTATATGTAAACGATTTACTTTTGATTGATAACATTAATAATGTTAATAACTGGGGGATTCCAGTGCAGGTTACAGAAAGCGGATTTGGCATAAGAGTAAATAGAGCCAACATGCTTGATAACACAGTTTATACTGCAAACGGAATGACTCCTCCTACTATTAATGACTACTCTGGAGTATTCAACAAAGATGCCAGGTACACAGTTTCTGGTAAGTACGGTTGGTGGGAAATACCAGACGAGGTTGGTATAGCTTGCATTGAGTTAATGAGAGACTACTTTTCGAAGGATAAAGTCTGGCGCAACAAGTATATTAAGTCTATATCTACTTTTGATTGGCAATTTGATTTCAATTCTTCTACCTTCTCTGGCACTGGAAACAATTATGTAGATCAATTACTTTTGCCTTATGTTAAAAGTGGCATGGTTCTTATATAAAATGAATAATCTTATAGACTCCATTTTAAGCATGAAGATGGATGTATATGCTCAACAGGACGTACAAGATCCAGACACTGGTGCTATCAAAAAAACATGGCTTTACACAAGAACTGTAGCCTGTTATGCAAAAGGTATTATTAGCAACTCAACTTCAAGAACATCTGATAAACAAACAATGGGAAACTCTTATGTTAATCAGCAAATCGTTGAGATTAGAACAGAGTCTAAATTAAACATCAGAGAAAAAATTACAAATATTAGAGA